TACGAGGTTTAGCAGCGATCAATAGGCCACGTTCGTCAGTCCAAGCGGCGATTTGAATAACTGCATTTTCCAATGAAGTTTCGTTCAAGTCTGCTGGAGTGGTTGGAATGTTGCTGTTTACACCGCCAGTAACAAGTGGGTGAGATGCACTGAATAGTGGCACACCGTCGCCGCCGTTGTATGAACCGCTGGTGTTGAAACCGTTGTTCAATACGTTTGCTGCTTTAACTTGTTTTGTGTATGCCATACCACGAGCTAATGCTTTAGTGTAGCGAGCAGATAAAGTGTCATACAAGTTATCTTCTACTGCTTCTTCAGTCAAGCTGAAGCCTAAAGCGATAGTTTCGTGTGTGTAGCGAGCTGTCCAAGCTTCTTGAGCATTGTCATAAGCGATGGCGTTGCCTTCGTTTTTAACAGGAGCTGCTGAGAAGCCAGACAATTTTGTTTCTTCCTCGAATGAACGCTCAGAAGATTCAGTTTCGTAAATCTCTTGATGCTCTTCGCCGTAACGTTTGTATTCCAAACCGAACAAAGCGTTCAGACCTGGTAGTAGCTCTTTAAGGAGCTGTGCGCGTGAAATAGCCATTATTTATTCTCCTTAATCGCCAACACCGGTACCATTGTAATACGTATGGATACCAAAGTTAAATTTAACGATACAATCAGTGTATGCGTCACCAACAGTAGAGAATGGGCCGTTTACGAAATCCACTAAACGCAATGCGATAGTGTTTGTTGTAGCACGGGTGCCAACGTCTAATGATATTTTTGAATCGCCAGTAGTTGTAGAACCTGCTGTTTGATTCACGCCAAAGTTAGAACCTAGCATTGTTTGAGTCACAGCATCATCTGCTTGGATTTGGAACAATGCATCTGGGTCATCACATACATAAGCTGTAGCGTTTGAAGCAACAGTACCGGTAGGCCAGTATTGTGCTTGCAAGAAATAGCCTAATGATGGGCTTGTGTATGAACAACCTAAGAACACACCAACTGTACCAGCTGGGAATGCATCCGCGTTTGTACCTACGTTTGTTACTTTTACGATAGTTCCGTCTGTACCAATTGCAACAACGTCACCGTAAAAAATGTTAGCAGCGTAACCGCTAGCGATTTTTAATTGACGTGTTGAGCCAGCAAATTGCTGACCACCAATTAGGTTAATAGGACGTAGACCGTATGGGGCTGCTGTAGTAGCCATATAAATCTCCTAAATTATTTACCTTTACCGAACGAGGTTGTCGAGCGTTTATCTTTAAATAAAGGCATCCGAGCATCGTTCTCTTTCATGAAGCTGTTGTCCACTGCATCAGTTTGAGCCTGAGTTTGCTTATTGTAATAAGCAGAGCGTTGGTCAACGAACTCCTCCGGGGTTTTACATAACAATAACCCACCCACTTCTACTGAATCTTTGTAGCGTGAATCTGGATTTGTTAATAATTGCATTTCTGGATGGTCTGCCAATTTGACGGGCTCCCAACCTTCTCGCATTTTTGAAGAAACGTTCATAGCATCAGCTTGACCAGCCATACTAGTACGAACCCAACGATATGCCCATCCCGGTTGTTTAGTGAACTCAGGCAATAAACCTGCCGGTGCCCATTCTTCATTCCGTTTAAAAGCTACATCTCGAGTTTCTACTTCGCGGTTTTGTCTTGTATCAACCATTATCTGTTCTCCAATTTAATTGTCTCACGTGCATATTGTTCAGGCGTTAATCCTAACTTCTTAGCCAAGGCTAATTGAGTTTTGGACAAATGTACTTTTTTTGGCGCGGTACTACGCGAAGCCGAAGCTACAACATTCGACGGTCTAGTGCGTTGGGCGGGTACATCATCGTCCAGCGGGTCATCCTCAAAATATTCGGGGAATCGTTTGCGCATCGTTTTATCGATGGTTGTGTAATACTCTGTTGAAGTGGCATCTACGCCACTCCTAACTAGCTTCTCATGCAACCCCAAAGCGAGGCTAGTCATTTCTTCATCTGTACCAAACCAACTGTTCTTATCTTGCCAAGCAAGAGCTTTCCGGTCGGGTTTTGACACTTGGGGCCGTTCAGGTTGTATATTTACATGATAATCCTCGTCTTGTAAAGCATTATTATGTTGTAAACGATAATTATTTGTTTGTGTAAGTTTATATTGTGCTTCATTCATGCGCTGTTGCGCATCAATAATCTTATCTGTATCGCCTGAGTCATACGCTTCGCGGTAATCCCGTTTAGCCATATCCAACTCATTAGTCGCAGATTTCTTAGCTACTTCTATATAAACTTGTTCACCAGATGTTAATGATGATTTTAGTCTTTTATTTTCTTCGACAATAGTTTGCGCAAATTTAACCGCTTCTTCACGTTCCCTTGCTGCCGCTTCTTTTTCGCGCCGTTCATCATGGTAAACTTTAGTAAGTTGTGCCATTCGTTTTTTAACGCCTTCAGAATATTCCGTCAGGTCGTCTTTTTCTAACTCTTCGACTATTTCTTTTGGTAGTCGTTCCCGATTACGGTCTTTTACGGGAGTGTCGTCTATGATATCAATTTCAATATCGGCAGCGTCTGTCGTTACTTTTACATTATCTTTCCCAACAATATGAACTTCCTTTTCATCTGGAAATTCAAAATCATCATCAAACTCTGGTTGTGCAGCCATATATTTCTCCTATGCGCGAGTATAACCGCGTGGGTCGTCTACTACACCCTCGACAGTATCATCGTTGATTATGCGGAATTCTCTTCCGTGGATTTTAAAACGAGTACCTGCGTATGCACGGGTAAGGACAAAATCGCCTTGTTTACACCATGCACCTGTAGGGAACTTCGCTTCTTCTTTGTAGCAAAGGTCGCCCATTTTTAACACGAACAATACTACTGTGCCGTTCTCTTCAATACGTTTAGTAGAACTATCTTTAATAATTCCGCTTTCGTACTTATCATCAGCTTCAGGGACTGCACACAAAATGCGATATCCTTTTGGCTCTGGTAGTTGCGTAACTACTTGTGTAGGTTCTTCGGGCTGGTTTAACACCGCCGACAAATCTACCGCTTGCGCCAGATTTACTTTACTCATCGTCCATCTCCAGATTTTTTGCGAGGTCTGATATTAAAGACTGTGCGGTAAGTAGACCTCGAACCATACCGACAGCTTGTTGATAGGCACCAAAATCCTTGGCTGCACCATCGCCAAGAGATTCAATAACTGCTTTGCGACGTTCTTCGATTTGGCTTAATAAGATGCCTAACGTACCGTCTATCATTTTTTAGGTTCCTTTGGTTGTAATTTTAATTCATGTTCTTTTTGTGTTTTAACCGCTTGCATACCAAGTTTTACACCTTCCATAGATTGTTTAACTTTTAGCTCTTTGTCAGTTTTAACTGCGTCGAACCCTAACTCAACACCTCGTAAAGTCTTCTTATCATCCGCGTTCATTATTGCAATGCGTTCTGTAGAAGCGATGCGCTCACGTTCAACTTTAAGTCGCTCAATCCCTTCTTGAATATCTGCATCAGTTTTCTTATCTTTAATACTGACTTCTTTATCCTTAATCGCAAGCTCTTGCTGTTGCATTTGCACCAATGGGTCTTGTGCTTGTTGCTCTGCTTGTTTTTGTTGTGTTTCGGCTTGGCTCTTTTGAAGTAGTTGTTGTGCTGCAGTTGCAGTTAATCTAGCAATTTCTGCTTCAGCTTCTTCTGGTAATGGTAAATCTTCTTTTGGAAGCTCTACACCTAACTCATCTTCTAGCTGACGTTTATACGCAAAAGCAATATGTTCGTTTAAATGAGCATACCCAGCGGCTACAATGCTTTGCGCTTTCGGGTTTTGTCCAATGAGTTCGGCTAGTTTTGGGTCTTGTGAGAACGCTAAGTGCACTTTAATGTGCGCCTCGTGGTCTTGGTGCTCAAATGCTTTGACTGGTTTACCGTTAATGATGGCCATATTTTCTGTAACAGGGTCACGTGGTTTTTGGTCATCAGTTGTCGGAATTAGCTTACCAATATTCTTAATACCTAATACCTCGAGCATTTGTCGATTAAGCTCTGGTAAGTCGTAGATTTGTGGATTTGCTTGTGCCATCTGCATGACTGCTTGGTACTGAACCACTTTTTGACTCATCGTAGCAGCGTTAGGGTCTGATACAGGTATCACCTCTACCATATCGTAATCGGCTTGTTTAGCTTTGCGGTCACCTTCTTCTGGCTCGTAGCTATACTCTTCTGGCGTATAGTCACGGATAATGCCTGCCAATAACTTGAACTCTTGCTTCATCGCATAGTGGATACGTGCTTGAACCGCACTCATTACCTTCAATGTACGCTCAAGAATAGCTAGTGTTGTACCAACTGGAGAGTTACCTGACATATCAGAGACTTGTATGTCTGCCGCATTAGCAAATGAACGACCATCTTGAATGATTTGGTTCATCAACCCCATCAGTACTTGTGATGGCTCTTTGTATGGTAGCGGTAAGATATTGTCACGGATTGTGCCACTAGGGACATCTACATCACGGAACTCCGCTGGAGCAATCGGTGTGTCGTCCCCTTTAATACGTAAGCCACGTGATTTGAATCCGCCTGGAAGGTTAGATAGCGTACCTGCGTCTACCAACTGACGTAACAACATCGTGCCTGACTTAGCTGCGGCACCAATTAGATGAACTAACCCAAAGCAATAAAACCCAAAAGCCGGTATGTAACCGTAGTGCACGAAGTGTTGACGCTTCTGTTTAGTCTTATCTTCAGGGTTCCAGTTACGTCGAACTGCCAAAATCTCGCCTGTACCACGTTCCAATGTAACCACATATGGGAGGGCAATGCCTGTAGGTTCACCTTCTTTATCTTCGTCTTGGTACCCCGGAAGGTCTAAGTCGACGTGCATCTCGAGTACTTTAAAGCGGTCGTCCATCGTTGCATTGAAGCCCATCTTCTCCGCAATCTTTTTCTCTACTTCCTCAATAGTGTGAGTTGGCTCACCCAAGTCAATGTCACGATAGAACCCTGCCACTTGTAGCTTGCGTAGCTCGTTCTCTGTCTTACGCATGATGTGCGTTACACGTGATGCTGTTTGCAGTGACGATACGCCGTATGGCACCACAATATCTTCTGCTGGTACGTAGACCGCAACTTGGCGTTCTAGTGATGGGTCGTAGTACACCTTCTTAAAGGCATTGCCGCTTAATCCTAGGCCCCATAGAAGTCGTTCTTGTTCTGGGCGATACTCTGGCATTGCCTCGGTTAATTGATAGTTCATGTCGTCTTTAACACGAACTGCTGCTTCTGCTTTCTCTTTAGTTTCTTTACCAATGATAAGCGTCTTAACTGGACCGGCTGCTGGGAACGTCTCCATCATGGTCTCAGCTTGGAACTTAACCAATGCCTCACTTAACAATGGGTGAAACACACTACACGCACCAGGCCAAGGCTCGGTACGGTCTTCTATCTTCATTCCTAATAACTCAATACCATCAACATAGGTATCCAGCCACTCTTTGCGCGACGCTTCGTCTGCGTCATAATCACCGAGCAAGTCACCTGACAACTCGGTTAAATCACTTTCGTCCATAAACTCAGCTAAGTTAGCATCAAAGTCGTCTGGGCCTTCTGGTTCTGGCTGCAGCACAATGGTCATGCCGCCCGCAGTAATCGCCATGCTTTCCGGGTCTTCTACTTCAATCTGGATATCCGGCTCATTATCATCTAATGATTCTAATCCCTGCGGGGCGGTATATACGCTTTTGTCTACATTGTTTGCCATTTTTTATCCTTGCGTTTCAATAGTTTGTAGCCATTCCGCTACTTTAAATATTTCGGTTGACATATAAGCACTTTTGATGTTGTTAGCTTTGCATGATATTACCACGACATTCCCAATAACGTAACCTTTTGAAGGAATTATTCTGTCTAATGCTGGGCTAGTATCTCGCGCCTTTTTATTGCCCATCCACTTAAACTCAGTGTTAAATATTGGGCATCTATCTGTTAAAATACTTTCAACATAATCTATCGTTAGATTAAAAGGGATTTCTTTACCCTTAATTCTGTGCTTCGCACTCTTTACCGCAGCTCCCGCCCACACCCGCCTCGGATTTTTTAGTGTCCATTCCTTAGTCTTCTGGCGTTTGCGAGCGATGTCTCTCATATATTATATAACGTATTCGCACGTCTATACTCTCTAGGGTCTTCCCGCTCATCACTTGGTAGTTGTATGAACCCACCCTGCCTGAATCTTATCAGCGCTAAGGTTGTGGAGTCGACTAAGTCATCGTGGTCCCCGTTTGGAAAGTCACTGCACTGGTCAATCACCTCGTATGCCCACCGCTTATCAGGTGCCCACACAAACCCAGAAGAGAATAAGTCCGTTACCGCATTGACCCGACTAATCTTATCTTGCCCTTTGCCTGGGGTAAACTCCCCTGCCGGAACCCCCATCCTACGCAGCTCTTGGTATAGTGCCGCCCCGTTTGACTTCTTCTCCACCATAAAGGCGTCGGGCTCCCACTCCTTATACTCCTCCAGCACCATCTTCTTGAGTTCTGGAAACTCCAGCCGTTTTTGTACCGAGTTTAACAGTATGATGTTATACGTATCCGTCTCTTCGTTGAGGAACACCCCCCACGTAGTAAGCGCATTAAAGTCCGAGCGGTTATGTGACTCTTGTGCCGCGTCCAACGACATAATGACAAACTCGCATTGCGGCGGTTGCTCCTTCTCCCATATCTGCCACCAGTCTTTTTTAATCAACGCACCTTCAAGGCCAGTGGGCTGCTGCATGTACTGCGCATTCCACAAGTGTGGCGCAATCGTATTCTGTATTTTCTTAAGCTCGGGCAGGGGCCAGTACTCAGGCCATAGCGATGACTCTTTGTCCGTCCCCTCGTTCATTATTGCCGGAAACTCGATGTACTCCCACTGGTCCGCGTCTGGATTCTTTGCTGCGTAGTCCAGTAATTTCCCTATCAGGTCTTTCTTCGACCATCTGGTATGCACGACAATTATCCCGCCACCCGGCTGGAGCCGTTGCCGTGGACCGGACATGTACCATTCCCATGCCTTATCGAACACGTCTGTGTTCCCACTAATGATATCCTGCTCATTGTGGGGGTCATCGATGATGAATATATCCGCACCCATACCAGCCGCACCAGCACCCACACCGAGCGCATTATATACACCCCCCTTGTTTGTGCCCCACCGACCAGCGGCTTTACTATCCGTTTGCAGGGTTACATCAGGGAACGTCTCTTTATATAGCTCCGAGTCAACCAAGTTTCGAACTTTCCGACCAAAGTTTACCGCTAACTCCGCAGTATGTGACGCCTGCATTATCTTTTTGTCTGGGTAGTTGCCAAGGAACCACGCCGGAAGCAGGTATGACGCAAATTCTGACTTCGTATGACGTGGTGGCAGTGATATTGCTAGCCGTTTTATCTCCCCACGGGCAACTGCCTCGAATTTCTCGGCCATAATCTTGTGATGCCGCCCCATAATGAACGCTGGCCACATTTGTTTTACAAAATCAAGGAAACTCGTCTGTGATACCCCACGTCGCTGCCGTTTTTGCAGCTCTTTAACCACTTTTAGGGTAGGTGCCCGCTTCTCTAGTGGCAACTTATGCAAGTTCGCCATGATTTGTTCAACTTTTTCGGCATCCAAGAACATTAAATGTTTATCTCGATGTCTTTTATGTTGGCTTTTACCGGCTCAGGCATTTCGTACGTGTTGGTTTCCGGATTCAGGAGGAGTTTCAACGTTTGTTCTAGCTCGGACTCAAGTTCCTTAGTGGTCCGGTGCTCAATAGTCACCACACTGCGCTCAATAAACATCCCAACCTCTGCAATCTTACCTAACAGCTCCAATGCTTTGAGTCGCTCGCTGGCTTTCCCCGCTTCCTCGGACTCTATCAACAACTTATTCATCACGTACCGACGAACTTGCTTCGACTCTGCCACCACCTCATGGTCGTACTTAGTCAGTAACGCCTCAAGCTGCAGGATTACATCCGGTTTTTCTTTGTGTGGGGTAAACGGTTCTTGCTCATTGAATATTTTTGTGGCTAACCGGTCAGTTTCCGGCGTCTCTGTGACCTGCATGCCGTGTTGCATGAGCTCTATTGTGCTTCTGGCCCGTGCGCGGACCTCTTCCCTGTACGAAATGTCTTTCGCAAAGTGCACGTCAACTTCATCTACCCGTTCTAGAGTAGGCATATATGCTTCGACATCTGCATCATCGAAGTGGAGCAGTTCATTTAATGTTTGCATGGGAGGCCCAAGTTGATTACACGCGTATTAAATCATAGCTAAAAATTTTTGTATATATTTTTTTTACTATACCCCTTTTAAAAAGTGACGGGGGGTGTTTCTGTATGGATAGTTTGTTATAGACAAGTACCTTTTTATACCCCCCACCCCCTAATTATTATAAAAATTGTACATCGTTTGGCTGTGGCTTAGCGCAAGCGATGCCTGGGACTCCCATTAAAAAACGGGTGGGTCGGGGTATAGTGGGGTTGGCGGTAGCGGGCTTTAAAAGGTGCTAGAAGGCGCTAGAAGGCGCTAAAAGGCTTGACAAACTCACTAAATACTGTATAATTGTAATCACTCGGTAAGGCAACGGGTTTAACTAAAAGGAATTAATATCATGGCAACACCTAAACTAAAACCAAATGCAACACCTTCTGAATTCAATAATGCTATTGAAAGAATGAAAACGGAAAGCAAAAAACCAATGCAATACACCATTGAAAGTATTTTTAAAGGCGAGATTGTAAAATCAACACGCGCATTGTCAGTGCTAACATTAGACAATTACTTTAACAATGCAACCGATAGCATGGCATTAAATAGTGGGTTAACTGATTTATTGCTAGCAGGCAAGCCATTGCAATTTGACAGTGTAAAAGGCTTTTTAAATACGCTAAACGAAACAAGGGATAAAACCAAATACCCTAACCGCTTTCTTCGTTCAGATGTTAGCGCAACATGCCAAGCCATTGATTTATCGCTAGCAATCCGCAAGGCAAAATCCGGTGAATTGCTAACAACATGGAATGCTTCAGTAGAAGCCAAGCAAAAGGTAAACGAAGCAAATGCCAAGGCTAATGTATTGCTTAAGAAAAATGGTGCAACATTAAAACCTATCACTCGCACCATGCAACCCAGCTTGAAAGGTTTGAAGGATTTAGTAATTAAACCAAAAAAATCTAGTGCAGATGAATTGATAACGAAATATGTTAAATCCGCGCATGCCTTAATGGTGCAAACGAAAGACAAAAACCTAAATAAAATTGTGGCTCTAATGGCTTCAATGGGTATTGAAATAAACAAGCCGGAATAGCTCTTACATAAGAGGTTAAGCCACACCAGTTAATTCTGGTGTGGTTTTTTTTCGAGAACCTCCCTTTTC